AGCAAAGGCTCTTCTTTTTCAGGGACTGTTTCAACAGGGGTCACTGCGTCCTCAGTAGACCCCGCCTGAAAATTTTGAACATAGCCGCCTCTTGCCATAGCCATAGGAGGCGCACCAGCAATACCACCTGTCTCAGGTGGAGGAGGACCGGCCATGCCTTGTGGGCCACCAGCACCGCCCATCAGTGCCGCCATCATCTCAGGAGGCATACCACCAGGGGCAGCTTCAGGAGGAGCGCCTGGGGCCATCATCTCAGGAGGCATTCCAGGAGGAGGTGCCATTGGAGGCTGAGGGCCTTGCATCAGTTCGGCTGAAGCAGGAGCAGCACCAATGCCTTGCTGTTGGGCAAGAACAGGTTGTAAAAGAGCGAGCACTTCTTGGGGCGTGTCCTTAGCAGCACGGTACCCGACCATGTCCGCCAGTTCATCGATACGCGCTTCGACTGAGCGCATGTCCCCGCGTAAGTTGTTCATCAAAATTTCAGGAGACTTAGGCGAGCGGCCCATGACCTCAGAGGCAACACGGTCCTCTTCGTTGGTGTCTTCCGTATCGTCGTCTTCCATCTCCATCATGTCCTTGAAACCGGCCATGATGCCCATGTTTTCGACGTCTTGTTCCATCATTTTGTTCTTCATATTGCCCTCTTAAAAGAGTCCAGCTTTCTTTGCCCCAGCGGCAGTTGATAACACACCCAGGCCCACTCCCAAAGCTTGTTGGAATGGGCTTGCGGAAGGCTGGCTGACCGCCGCCGTTGACATTTGAGTCGATGGTGCACCCTTGTAGATATCTGACAAGAAGCCTGCTTGTTGGTAAGGCGAGTACACCTTTTGCAACTCGGTAGCACGCTGTGCGTCCAGTTGTTGCTGGTTCATCGCCTGCTGTGACTGACCGACGTTGTACAAGAAATTGACGTCGCCTTGTCGCATAGCCTGTGCTGTCTGGCCGAGAGCGCCTTGTTGGATACCCAACTGGCCCATCTGCGCGCCAAACTGACCTAAACCTGAAGCCAACTGCTGTCCCTGGCCAAACTCTTGGCCAGCCAGTGAGCCAATGCCTGCGGCCGCTTGGCCAAGACCTTGTCCCATGGCCATTTGCCTTTGTTTGGCTGCCTCAAAGGTTCCCATGCCAGCCTGTTGAGCTTGGCCATAGTTCTGTGCGTAGTCTTGGAAGATGCGCTGCGACATAACGTCTTGCAGGCCTCGCTCCATCTCTGCGCGCTGTACGCCCTCACGGGTGCTGCCAAAAGCCCCAGACTTAACAGCTTGAGCCGCTGCACCCTGGCGTGCAATGTCGCCTTGACGACGCATCTCTGCCAAGGCCTGTTGCGTGACCTGAGCCTGATACGGGTTCATGAACTGCGCGGCCATGGTGGGGTCGTATTGACCGCCGCCCTGCGCCAAGGCTCCAATGCCTGCACTCAAAACATTTTGAGCCCCGGCATACTGGTCTCGGGTGTCTGCTCCACGCAGGATGTTGGCCGCTTCACCTGTTGTTCCGTAGGCCTGGGTTACCGCTTGGTTGGCAGAAGTCAGATAGGGATCAAAAGCTCCAATGCCTTGACTAATTGCAGCGTTCATCGCTGTCTGTTGAGCAGGAGCAAATCCGGCTACGTTGTAGCCTGGAAGTTGTTCAGCCAAAGGCGTACGGCCTTCGTTGAAAGCCAATGCCTTAGCTTGCTTCAGTAGGTCAAGCTTATAGGCTTCAATCTCCGGGGCTTCCCGGACGATTTGTTGTGTTGTTTCGGTAGCCATGATCAGCCTTTCACCATTCCGCCTTTTTCAAGCGATTTCATGAGTTTGTACATCCGTGCAGCACCTTTGCGGCGACTTCCGTTTCCAGCATTGCGCACGGCCCTGGCGGTAAATACAAACTCACCGTCTGACAACATAGCAGGAATATCATCCGAAGTTCCTGTTCCAGGGCCGTTGATCGGTCCTGTCTTACGAGGGAATTCCCTAATTGATCCGCCCTTAGCGGCCATTATCGGCGCTGCTGTACCGATGAAGGGGGAGTAGTACTGTTGAAGAGCCTGTGTTCGGCGGCGGCCGTACTCAGGAGAGTACTGCGCTTGCATGATTCCCGTAGGTGCAACCACTCCTGGGGCAGCAGCACCTTGTCCACCTGCATACAGAGTTGCACGAGTAGGGTCGTATGCCCCTGCGCCTTGGGACTGATAGTTATACAGACCACCCGAGAATGCTTGTGGGTTATCCCGCATGTAGTCCGTTCCTGTGTAAGTAGGGTCATATACAGGCGTGTCGTCCACAGGAGGCTTCTCGAACCCGCCAGCTAAATACGTTGCACCCAGCCCGGCTGCGGCCAGAGGAGCATACTTAGTAAAGAAGCCTGGAGCATTGGCGCTATAGGCAGCGTCATAGGCAGCTTCCGCTCCGGCTGAGGTAGGCTTAATCCCTGCGGATTCCATTCTCACTCGGTAGTCAGCTACTGCCTTATCTCCTGCAAGAGCAGCCTGTTCGTTTCCTTGTTGTATGGCGGGACGGTCAGTGGCAAAGTTGTTGTTGTAAAAATCTTTTACAGGAGCAAGAACTTGCTCTCCTCTCGCGCCAAGGGAATAACTGCTTCTGTCTTCTACTGGAGCAGGGCCTATGCGCCCAAAATCTCCAGTGGACATTGTGCTTCTGTCCTCTACTGGAACAAAGTTAGAACTTTGTTGAGGAATAGTCAACCCAGGGGCATTCCCTGCACCCGCGCTCATGAGGCCTACGCCTCCGGGAGGTGCGTTGAATCCTCCCGACAGAGACACGGGTTGTGAAGGCTGTAGGCCTGATCCGGCCCCAGGAGACATTGCCCGGGCCTGTAAGTAATCAGGACTGGTATTTAAAGAAAAGTCAGTGGGATTCTGCATCAAATACTGTGACTGCGCAGACAAGTTTGGGGTATATCCCGGCGCATTAGCTACTTGATTAGCTTGTGCCTGTGAGATCAAGAAATTGTCCGCAGGCGCGGCGGCCTCGCCGGTGTAGTACGGAGAGTACTTGTCTGCCACAGAAAGATTAATTGGTCCCACACGCGGAGTCATCGGCTGTGATGGATTTATTGGATCAGACCTAATATATTGATTATTTCCAGCCGCATCTTTATAGACGAGGTAGTTCTTTCCGCCCACGTTAATGTCAAACTGCTGTCCACTCAGGGCATCCTGACGCATGACAGGTGTTAAGTTTTCAGTTGCAGTGCCCACAGTTCCCGTAGACTCAATTGGGGCAAGAGACAGGTTTGACCCCTCTGCCGCTGCATCGGTAGGAGCCTCGGTCCGTGCTCCGCCAGCCTGGCCACCAGGCAAATAGCCCTTTTGCTGGCCATAACCAACGCCTGCGGCCGTCACGCCACCAATCGCGCCTGCTTTCAATGCCTGTTCTGGAGACATGCCTGAAACAAGACCAAAGCCCGTGCCCAACGCCGCACCCGTAAGACCCTGATTGAGTACGCTACCGGCCGCACCGGGCATGTAGCTACTGATAGACGGCGCAATTGTGCCGCCAATGTAGCCCATAGCCGCGCCCTTGAGAATATCCTGAACGTTACCGCCGCTTAATGCAGACATGCCTCCACCAACAATCGCTGCCGTGCCGGCGGTGCCAATACCAAAACCTGCGGCGACTGGGCCCAGGGCCATGGTCAAGCCAATGCCCAAAGCGATCCTGCCAACAGGGCTCTTAGCAACGTCTTTTACAACGTTTACCACTGCTTTTACAGGCGCGGTAACTGCTTTCCATACACTTTTCAAAGAAAAATATTCAGGCAATCCTGTGTAGGGGTTAATCGTCCCAAGGCCGCCTGCTCTGCGCAGCATTGCAGCTTCTTGTGGATTAATGTGGGCAAGCATGGTGTCTCGTCCACGGCCTTTGGCTTGCAGTGCTTTGGCAGCGTCTGCCAATCCACCACTCTTCATCGCCATGGGTTCTTGTGGTCCGGGGCCCATGGCCTCTGGGGAGACATTCTGTGCTTGTTGGATACGCTGCTCGTTCAAAGCAGCAAGCATGGTGGAGACGAACCCTTGATCAAACTCAGCTGGGAAGTCACCTTCTTCAATGGCACCCGCTTCAATGCCAGCACGGATAACTTCCTTGTACTGGTCAGGGTACTGCAACATGTACTCAAGCAGCGTGACAAAGGCCTCTATCTCGCTAGGCTTGAGATTAAGTTGCGATAGGCTAGAGCCAATAGCAGACTTGTATTCGCCAAAGGCCTGAGGATCGGTATCCTGCATAGCAGAAGATGCCGCGTTGTACGCGTCTAAGCTTGAGACGTAGCCTCGTGGGGGTTGCTGTTGTTGCATGGGCATGGGAGCCGCCATGATGCCTTCATTCGCCATGATTATCCTTTCCAGTTGATGCCAAAGGCCCCATGGGCCGCGCGCCGGGAAAGGACGCGAATGTGGCTCTATTATCCATTAAATTATCAAGTTCTGTCTACTAGAAGAGCGCTTACAACAACGTATACATCGCTCTGGGAAGACGTTACAGACAAGATGTCCCCCGCTTCAAGTACCAGCGGTCCCCCGCTAACTGAGGCCGTGTAGTCTATAAAGGCCTTTGAAGCCAACGCCGCCGTAGGAATTAGGTAGTGCGTGCCCACCCCTTCCGGAGAGAACGTCACAACCATATTGGTAGAAGAACCGGCGTTATTGGCTACCCAAATTGACTTGACAATCGCGGCAGTAGCTGCCGGAACCGTTAGGACCACCTTTGGCGTTGCCGCCGTCAGTGTCTCGTCATAGCGTTTATATGCGTTTCCCATTAGTTTCCAAAGAACCAGGATTGAGCCTGATCTTTGTCCTCAGTTACAACAGGCGTGTACGTACTGTTGAGTTGCAAAATAATTTGCTCAAGAGAGCGCACCAACTGGTTAAACTGCTGTGGGTCGTAGTTCGTGGGCACCGCGTTGGGCAAGCGAACATTGGTGATCTTGCTCATCTCAATCCATCCGGTTGGATGTCAACGCGCAACGTTCCATAGCGCCAGTTGGTGTTTACTTCATTGCTCTCGATACGCAAACTGATCTGTCGTCCTCGGGCACGTGTATCTACCTTTTGCGTGTTCGGAGCAATCACATAGGGGTCAAGCGAGCTTGGGCTGGCTGTGGCCTGTGGATAGGGGCGCAACAGCAGGTGAACAGTCAAGTTGCCCTCTTGGTTCTTAAAGTCTGGAATAAACCGCTTCATAAACAGCATCTGGTCGCCGTCACCAATATCAAAGTAGCCAGACTTCACATAAGCCGTGATGGCCGCTCCATTGCCGTTCTTGCCGTCTTCTTGGTTGTATATCAGTGAGCGACCAGCGGTCAGGCCATTGATGGTGCTGATCGTGGCGGCGGTGCTGTCGGGGAAGTATTCGGATGCAGTCGGGTTGCTGTACGTTCCCGAGTCTGTCCACGCGGTACGAGGCATGCTGCCCACGGACCAGACATTCTCTAGGTAGTTGTACGTCACAAACCGGTCAATGTAGTCAGCAGTGAACGAGCAATACCACCAGGTGACCTCATTGAACTGAGTATTGACGCCAATGTGTACCTTGGCGTTTTGAACAACGTTGATGTCCTTAAACACATAGTCCTGAACGGTACAGGCGAGCTTTTTAACAGTTCCGTCAAACATGAAGAAGGCGTCTTTGTCCATCCAAAACGCAACGCCGTTGACGTCAGCAGAGGCATGCGGGCCAATCAAGCCGCAGTTAGAGCCTAGTTGCTGAAAGCCAAAAGTGTAAGGAGGACCGATGTACTGCATACCATGCAAAGCACTGTCTGTCCATATCAAAATCTGTCCTCTAGAGCGAACAGCAGAAACAATGTGGTTGCCGTCCGTGAGCCGTTGTCCGCCGGCCGTGTTGGTTGCACTCTCAACAAAACTGTTGATGTCCTCCTGGTTGGAGAAGCGAACAAACATAGGGTCCTGGGTCGATGGAGACCCAATCGTATTCTCCGTGCCCAAGCACACCAAGTGCCTGTCTGGCGTAGACACAATCGCATAGGTGTTCTTTGTTGGAGCGCCTGATATGGCCGTAGCACGTGTGGTAATACCTGCGCTTGTATCAAACAAATAGATAGCGCCGTTCGCAATCTGGCATACAACGTCTTCGCCAAAATTATCAAACTGCCAGACCCGCGAATCAAGGGCCACGGAAGTAGAGGGCGGCCTTGGTGTTCCCCAGGTGCTCGCGCCCCACGTGCCTACGCCCCAGCCATAGTCAACGGCGCTGACTGCTGTGCCTACGTTAATTTGGTAAGCAGCATTTGCGCTGCCTACAGCGTTAGCTGTGGACGTAGCAGCGGCTGGAGAAATGATGGTGTATTCATTGGCGTTTGTGATTAACTGAACCTCAAATTCGCCAGTCAAACTTGCGTTGGAAATGCCCCCAGGGTTTCCAGTCACACTGGAAAACGTTACAAAGTCCCCTGCAATACAACCATGCGCGGTGTCATTGACGGTAACGGTAGTTAGCGTATTGATCGTGTCAAAAGTAACTCCAACTGCTGTTCTACGGATAGGGGTAACGTCTCCCCACAAGGCACCATACAAGGCGTACAGTTTCCTGTTGGTGCCCACGATCATGTAGGGCGCACCATCCAAACCATTCCAGGTGTATATCTCACTGATCATGCCGACTAAGTAGGACGCAGTTTCATTAAACTGCGTCCAACCACCTATCTTTTCAGGCAGGCCATAGCGAAAGCGCACGTAGTCCGAATCAATCCAGCCGCCTTCAGCGCCGTACTCAGTGTTTTGTTTGTCTACACCCGGTTTGAGAACAATTCGTGCGAGTGCCATGACTTATCTAAACCCCGCTGTTTTCTTTGCAATCTTCTTTGGTTGAGCTACAAACTGCTTTCCTGCCGCCTTGCCTTTGCGCTTGGCCTTGGTTGTTGCGGCATACTCCGCCGGGCTTAGACTTTTGATCGCAGCCTCTGGGAGATATCGCTCACCCGTTTTTGACGAAGGTTTCCCCGACTTAGTGCGCCACTTCTGGTCGCCCCAGTTTTTAAGGGATTGCTGTGGGGCTTTCAATCTTTGTAACCCCCGCCCGCCGCCTTATAACGCTTGGCTAATACCTGACTTTTGCGGGCTGACCATTGCCCTGCGCCAGTGCCTGCTGTGGCCTCTGCCTTTACAGCATTAAAGATACGTTTTCGTAACTCGGGCTTGGTGTAGTTGCCCGCAGCGTTGACCGTGGACTTTGCTTCGCCGCCTTTTTTGTAAGAAGCAGTTTTAGCCGCATTGGCAAAATCAGATTTCTTAGGCGCACCCTTGGCACCGACACTGCGCATCTTTTCGCCGGAACCTGCGGCGATGCGTTTTTTCTTTGCGGCGATGTTGGCATACAAACCGCCACCTGCACTTTTCTTTACTGGAGTTTTCATATTAGGCCATTAATCCAAGGACATACTGTGTTTTACCAGCGACTTTCATAGCGGTCAACTCCTGTTTCTTAAGATTGGCCGAGTCAAACGACACGTGCACCCAGCCGGAGTCGGGTATGCCTGGAGTGTAAAACTCCAGGATCAACTGCGTATATTCTAAATTATCCATGATCCATTGGGCAAGCTCTGCGTTGGGAACACCAGAAATCTCTATATCGGCTGCCTGTCCCTTGCAATGGTCTGAGGTCGAACTTCCACCCGTGGCTTTATTTGTGGCTGGAGAACGATAACCGCTATTCACAGTTACAGACTTACCAAAATGGTCGCGAACAGGCTGAAGCACTTTGTCGCATAAAGTCTTGAGATTGTCAATAGCTTCCTCATCAGGTGTATTGTCAATACCTAAACGCGTGGCGGTGTCCGATCTTGTTAATTCTTTTAAAGAAAAATTGGCGGATAAGTTCATTTATTTAGCCTTTCGTTGTACAAATTTACGGGTTATTGCTGGTGAATGTCACAAATCAGAGATAGGATTTTACGTGGCAATCGTGCCATTACAAGGGGAAAAACATGTTTAAGATTGAAATTGATATCGCAGAGTGGGACTTCGGTACAGACACAGTGACCATTGAAACAGAAGATTTCGACAAGATCGCAATCATTCAAGAATTCATCGAGTTTCAGCAGTTGCACGGCTGGTGCGTCGATTATGACGTTACCGAAGAATTTGCTTATAACCAGTCTGACGAAGACGAAACCGACGAAGACGCAGAATCCGAAGAATTCGAAATCGGAGAGCACGTAGAAGACGAAGACGGTCTGGTGTGGGAACGCGTAGCATAAGTTAAGTGCAGTTGTTGCCCGCAGGGGAGTCTTCGGACTCCCCTTTTTTATTCGCTATTCGCAAATGGCAAACAAGTTACCTCGGCATTCGTCTCAAGCCATACCTTGGCTCCGCATGAGAGCGGGTTGTTAGGCCTATATACCAGGCGACTTGGCCCATTGATTTCGACTGCATGCGCGTACGTGTTGCTTTTGTATGTTTTTACTGTCAACACGGGATCATTCGCACCACTTTTTGCATTGGCCTTAATGACGTGCTGATTTACATGAATTATTGTTTTCACGTCAATGCTTTATTCGATGCCGTGCTCAAATTCTACGTCTTTGACCAACTGCCTCCAGTCAAGGCTGCGTCTATACAATGTATATATACGCTCCTCGGTCAACGGCTCGGTCCTGCAATTAAGCTTGACATTAGCTTGCGCCAAAGCAAGTTGCGTTTCATGCAAGATATGATGCAGTTCTTTTATCTCTGATTTGAGATGGGCTATAAGGTCAGACGTCATAAACTTTACCCCTAAATTCAACCTGATTTTCGTTCCACTTGTGAACTAGCTCAGGCCACAATAACTTGCCCCCATGGAATGTCAATACCGCAAAACCTGACCGCCAGTTGGTTGGCGAGTCCTCAAGGTAGTTCATAAATTGAGGGCCGCCAGGCTCTGCTAATGTGCCTGTATCCACGCCAAATCTGTTACCGTTGTAGTCAGCAAATGGTGTCACCTTAAGGCTGTGCAAGTGACCTGTGACAATTGTCACTCCAGCATTAACAGTATTGTTGTGTGTAGCGTGTACACCGCCTTTCCAACGATGTTTAACGGCGACATTCTCTGTGGGCCAACATGACCAACATGGCTCCCATGTAGGAAAGTGGTCTTTTAGCGTAAAACCTCTCACAAATTCGTATTGAGGTGCATTGGCAGCGAGTCGGTTTTCAAACCTGGCATCATGGTTGCCTAATGTCCACACTAGCTTTACATTGCTTCTTGCTTTTTTAGCTGTGTCTTCAATTTCACCTAAAGCAATTTCGCAGGCTTTTAGCTCTTGAATTACTGATGGTGTTGAGTCAAAGCCGTGGCGAGGATAGCGAGAAATACTAGCGCCATCAAATACATCTCCATTGGCAATAACGGCCTTTGGCTGAAACTCTTTAATTGCCCAAAGAAGACCCTTATACGCTGTCGTATGTATGTTTGGCCAAAAGTGAGCATCGCTAAAAACCAAAACAACGCCATTTTCAATTCCCAATTCTTTTCTGGCTGAATTATTGGGCTTGGCAAGCATCTTAATTACGTTTGATTTTTGAGGCAATAAGATGGCGTATCTTGCTTCTAAGTTACTTTTGCGTCTCAGAATATTACGCAGGTCCATGCCAACAGCTTTTGCCATTGCAGTGCCTGATTCATACGTTTTCCAAAGTTCAATAAACTCTTCATCGCTGTAAACAGGCTTTCCTGACATGACAACTCCAATAAAGTTGCCTAAAATTAAACTATATCAATGACAACAGCATGAATATTAAAGTAATGTTTAATAAACAATGTTGTATTTATCTTGTTTTTTATCTAGTTTAATGTCCATGTCTATACAAATTGCTTCAACTGTATTGCCTTGTTTGGTAATTTCAATTTTTTGTTGAGCAATTTCTTGTTCACACTTTTGCTTGTCTAGGGTATAAATCTCTGACTGGAAAAACTTACATTCCATCGCTATGCAGATGTACAACAGAGGAATGTAAATTGTCATTTCATGTTCCTCATTTCGTTGTATTGGTCAATACAGGCGTTGAGACTTCGGATGGCTTGGTCACCTCGGCTGGTGAGATTGATAAGAGATTGAGCAATTCCTGGGTCAAGCTCGGCTCTTGTTTCTGTATCTCCAGCGGGAGCGGGGGTATCTTCGGCGGCTGGTACGGCGCACTCGGTGGCTTGGACAGGAACGAACAGCCTGAGCTTGCCAGAGACAATGTCAGTACGCAGCTTATCTTCTTTAACTTTTGCAACATTGTTTGCTTTCCTTAATGTTTGTGCGTACGTCTGGGCAACTTCCCCCATACGCTGTTCAGTTTCTCGTGCTTGCTCATTTAAACGGGCAATCTCAAGCTGCTGCCGGTCACGCTCAGAATCCTCGCCTTTTGTGTACGCTATCGCACCAAAGCCCAAAAATGAGCAAATTAGGGCAAGTATTACCCAAGGATTAAGTAGGCTTATCATCGTTGGCTTTCATCATGGCATCGGTCTTGTCTTTGCTTGATTTGCTTGACCCATAGAAGAACGAAATAATAGTAGCCACTGCTGTACCCAGCAAGAACCCAAGAATGATGTTGGCAAAGTCTCTACCACCTTCCGGCAACAGAAAGAAGGTTACGCAAAAGAAATAAAAGACGGAAGTTGAAGCCCAAAACCACGCATAGTAATAAATGAAATGCTTGGCTAACTTGTCATTTGGGTCTATCTTGTGTTCCATCTCTTCTTTCCTTTTCAAGTTCTCTGCGTATTTTTTCCATCTTTTCAATCTGCTGTTTGGCTTCATGCTTTGTCTGTAATACGTCTACGTATAACATACCCAATAAGGGTAGGAGCATACCCAAAAGCACACAAGCGGCAATCCACCCCACAACTATCTCCCAATCCTGTACAAGAGGCCGAGGAGCAACCACATATATAGGAGGAATAGGATAGTCGCCAGCAGATACGCCTGCCTTTCCTTTAGAAGCCTTTCTTCCTCCTTGCGTTGCCATGATTCATCATCCCGCTTCTTCCTTGCTTTGTCCTGCTCTATCTTGATGACATCCCGCATATCAAACACTTTGCTATACAAAGCCCCCATCTCTTTAGGAGCGCCGTACACCATCGCTTCTCTGATCTCAGTCTCCAACAAGGCCATCTGGTCCTGGGCCATGACCCGTTTTAGGGCAGCTTCCATCAGGTTGGCATCGGGGTCGTAGACTGATTTGCTCTTCTCTTCCTCTTCCCTTATGTGGTCGGCAAGCTGTTCTTGCAGTTTGAAAAATTGAGAAAGCTGAACAACAATGTCTGCCATGACTTGGGTTTCGTCAACGGCAACGTAGGCTTCCTTCTTTTTCGCCACAGGCTTGGCTTGGTCGGCTGGAGCGGAACCGAAGAGCTTTTCCCAGAATCCTCTGACTGCTTTGGCATCTGTAACAACTTCATCAACAGTCTTCTTAATCTCCATGAAAGACGTTTTAGCGTCTTTGTATAGCTTACATCCCTGCTTAATAGCAGCGACGCAGGCATTGGCCGCAAAGAGGATGCTGAGTGGGTCCACATGCGCGTGCTCATTTACATGGTGGAGCCAGAAGCGGCTGGGATGGTTGTGACCTGGATGGAGGTGCTCTTCTTGAGGTCAAGAGGCGTATTGCAATCAGAGCAGGTATCCGCCTCAAGCTCTGCCTCGTCCAAGTCGTAGCCACAGCTTGCGCACACGATTTCAATTTCGTGTGCAGGCTCTATGACACCATTAGAGAGAGTCGTCGGAAGTTTGAATAGCTTCATTTTGTTTCTTCGCTTCCGTTTGAATAGCCTCTATGACCTGAAAGACTTCAGTGTATGGGCGTGTTCCAAGGTATTGCAGGATGGCGTTTACCAAGTTGGTTGAGAGTTTGATGTCGTTCATGGTGCTGTCTCAAGTGCTGTGATTCGTGCTGTCAGGGCTGTGATGAGGGCTTGTTGTTCTTGAATGGCGGCAGTCAATGTGGCAACCAAGAATGATGTGTCAATGCCTTGGTATTTAGGACGGGTTTGCTCATTACCATCTTCGTCTGTGTATGTTTCAACAGCATCTTTCTCGCCATTAACGCAGTCAGGAACAACTTCTTGCAGTTCGTGGGCAATAAAACCTTGACTGCTTGAGCTGTCTATATTCCACTTGTAAGTTACAGGTTTAAGCAGTGCCACCTTTGCAAGTGCGCCCGTCATGGGAGCAATGGTGTTCTTCAAGCGGTAGTCTGATGCAGTATTGTAAGCAGTATTTGAAGTGCCTGTTGTAATATTTCCAACGCCTGAACCTGCTGTGATAAATTGAATTGCAGTTCCGTTTCCACTTACTGAGTTATTAATTGAAAGCCCAGGCCCAACACTACTTGAATACTCAAAACATACTTTTTCAGAGCTAGTTTGGGTTGTCCTTCCCACCAGCAAGTTACCGGTGGAGTCGATACGCATACGTTCTGAGTTATTGGTATAAAAAATTAAGGGGTCAGTTGACAGCGTTCTTAAATTTAAAGTGCTTCCGTTGTTGTTCCACCAAAGGTCGGCTTTCTGTGTTCCTGAGTTGTTGTAATACTGGACAGCCGATTGACCACTAGCGTTTAAGTTTTGAACACGGATACCATTTTCTGACGAAGTATTTGCTACGACATGAAGATTGTCGGCTGGCGAACTAGTACCAATTCCCACATTACCGCCAGTAGTAATGCGAGCATTTTCTGTTGTTGTAGTACCATTTGAATAGCCAAAGGTAAGCGCCGCATCAGCAACAAGATTTGTTGCGCCTGATGTATGACCAACCCACAATGCGCTATTAACTGCATCAGAGAATTGTGCGGTTGCGTTTGTTACGCCTTGGGCTGTATTGGATTTTCTAACGACAAGACCGCCACCAAAAGAACTCGGCGTAGTAGTACCTATGCCAACAAAACCAGAAGAGTCAATACGCATAGCCTCCGCACCACCTTCAGCAAAAGCAATGGTGTCAGCGGCAGGGAAGAAGATACCTGTGTTTGCATCTGTTCCCCTGATAGCAGGGGTTGCGGCAGTACCATCAACATCGGACAGTCCATCAGTTCCTGAAAGAATTAGTGACATGGTTATGCTCCAACAGTTCTGCTTGCTTCCACTTGAGCCTGATAAGCCGCAATGACTTCAGGTGTCCATGCCACGTTGCAGATTGCCACTACGTTGGCAGGAATGCCTGTAAGGTCTTGTGCTGGTGTAAGGCTACTGCGGTGGTAGGTTTTGCTCAGTTCGTTGCCATCTTCCATGATGCGTATAGCTTCACGATAAAGAACTGTGCCATCCTCGGTCACGGTGATTTGGTCTACGTTGGTTGTTTTGGTAAGTGACATGATTTTTTCCTTTGACAATTAAGCGTTATACTGAAGATTGATAAGCCAATATGCGCCAGCAACAATAGGGCTACCCCCGTTATATATATCTTGATTCAATGTGGTTGAACTATTAAAATACACAGAACCCCCAAAACCATTAACAGCTATTTCACGAGTTACACCAGCAAAACGGTTTGCTGTTCCTGCAAACGGTAAATTTCCAATAATGGCCGCACCACTTGCTGTTCCAATAGTAGTAATTGTGTAAGTTATACTGATATTTACTACATTACCAGTTTTTGTATATGTGCCAAATACGTTTGAAAGAGTGGTAAACGCTCCACCCGAAGGTGTAATGGTAGGCGTAAAAGTCCCTTCCTCATAATCATCTAGTGTGTTTGCGTCAGATGATGCTGATTGAGATGCTGGGAATGCTATACCCGTGCCAGTTGATGAAGTGCCGCCATTTAAAACCAAAACTGAAGAGTTGTAGGGAAGTCTTAGTCTTTCAACGCCAGAAGTATAAACAACAAATGAGCCTTGGGTTGTATCTTGAAATTGCGCTCCAACTGTTACCGCATTTGCAAGTGAAGATGCGCCCTGATTAAAACCAATAGAAGCCCAGTTGTTTGTTGTTGTATCTGTATTACGGATATTTATAGGGAACTGAGCCGCACTCGCCCCTTGGGAAGTGCTTGAGTTTGACCTTGCTACCTCAAGATTACGGGGGACAACAATACCAATGCCCACATTCTGTGAAGCATCTACAGTAACCGCCGTTGTCCCCGCAGTTTGAAGCGCCAACACGCCGCTGGTGTCAGCAGTCTGGACTAGACCAGCAGTGGTGCTGGCATTGATTGTTACAGCCATTATGTGTTCTCCTCTGCGGGAAGTGGTGTGTTGCCCTCTGCAAGCCACTTTAGGTATTGCTGGTAGTCGGTGTTGGCGGGGTCAAATGGGATGCTTGCACCATCGGCTGTGCGAATAACTACACTTGCTTCGCCAAAAATTGGGTCAGGTTTAACTTTTTTGTACATTTTTATAACTCCGCTGATG